AAACCCAAGTTGATTCGTCCCGATACCAATCAAAGTAGCCTCTCCGATATCAACCTTCTTTGTTCCAGAGGGAATAGCATAAACATCGAAGTCATTCCTTGCAGCACGAAGCTCACAAGTCATCGTCTCTAGAGACGGTAAAGTATCCTGACCCAGAGTACGATCATCACCCGTATGGGTAATAACTCGAGCATCAGGGATATTCAAGGTGTACGTTTTGCCACCTACAAGATGGACTCCCTCATAGAGTAACGTACTCTCAACGAGAGGATAACCATTCTCATCAAGTTCAAAAATCTGAACGTGACGAAGCCCAACAGGAAGTGGAGTACCGGGTACAAGCGTCATGATATTTTCTCCTTTTCACTCTTGAAAACTTATGTTCTCAACTGAAGTAACGTTAAGAAACACATCAAATCCTACAAATGACTCATCGTAATCGGGATTAACCCGAATACCTGAATCACCAACTACTTTAGTATCAAGAACCCCCTTCGTCCCTCCTAAATTCGGGCGTCCTCTAAACTCATTTTTGACAGCCTCTAAAATGGGACGACTACGAATCTCTCGAACATCGGGAGATGCTAAAGCAACAGCAACTACTGCAACACGAATGATAAACATCCGAGCTTCATAAACTAACGTTCCTTCAGGAGAAGAATCTATAGCTTCTCCAGTTAAAACATACAAAAGAGGCAGCTTTGCTGCGACTATCGCGGGTGGAGGAGAGGCCAAAGCAGCAGTTATCCCTAAAATTTCCTTCCCTAAAAGAGCAATTCCCAAAGGGATCGTAGGGTTCATAGTTCAATCCTCGGTGCTGGTAAGAGATCAGCAACATGAGCAGGAAACGTCTGTGGAGTTATTACAACTCCAGTTCCCAAAACTTGTTGAATTCCCTGATAGTCTGTTTGACGAAGGAAATAAAGAGCTCTCACCAACTCTTGAACAGCAAGTTCCGAAGATGCATCTGGACGCCAGATTTCGATAAGAGTATCCTTAGCCCACCCTACCGCCGTTGAGCCACGAGCTCCTCGAAGAACTGTTATCGTATCAGGATCTGTATCTACTCCCTCGACTCCATCAACAACTTCAATGAACTCGAAAACATCTCCCAACTTAAGTCTTAGCAAATGACCTCGAAGGAACCGAGGGGTTCTAAAATCTTCAGTCTCACCACTGAGACTATCTATTGTGATCGAAGTGGCACCTATAGCTAGAGGATCATCAACAACTGCATCAAGAGAATCGATCCAGGCGTTATCATAATCTTCATGATACCCCCAGACTCCTTCAATTTCTTGAGAAATTGTCGGTTCGTCCCCTTGAATGAAGTAGCTCGTCGACTGCTTCTTTAACTCTAATCGATTCTTCGGCCAGAGTCCTTGATACTGAAGAATAAACTCAGTTACAGGGATATCTGTACTATCTCCCGTAGTAAACGTCAAGAGTTCTAGGAGATCCTGGTCGAGTTCGACCTCTTCCGCAGAAAGTGGGTAGGGAAGAAGTCGAAGCTCAACCAAAGGGAGAAGGGACCGCAAACGCAGATAGCTAGTAATCAAGCGTTCTGCACTTGTTAACAACTTTTGTAGGACAGCATCATTCGCTGTTTCAGCAGTAAGTAGATCCAAATAGAGACGAGTATCCTCTAGAGTTGAGATTCGAGCTATTGAGACTGACATGAGCCTCCTCTAGAGAGAAGGATCTCTCCCTCTCCCTAGATTCGAGGAGCTTACCCCACAACTGAAACAGCTTCACCTAAGTTAGGCTGCGTTGCGGGGCTCGTGTATGGGATTCCGTAAAATACGATACAAGCATAATCATTGGTACCAGCGGCACCAGTAAGTTTGAGTGTAACGTACTTGAACAAATCCGGTGTAGTCGTTGCGCCAGGCTCTAAATCTAATCGAGCTGCTTGAACCTCGATGGCATACCATTTGTCATCTCCAAGGGCTGGAACAATAACGACTGCACCAGTGATGTTCTTGACATCAGCCGTTTCAGTTGCAGAAGTATCCTGCAGGACTTGGAAAGTTAAAGCAGTATCCACAGTCCCAGCAAAAATCAAGAAACCGAACCGCTCGTAGGGAGAGATATCGATATATGCAGTTGACGCCGGGAAATTAGCGTCAGCCAGCACAGTCTCCATATTGAGCAGTGTAAGCACTATATCGTGCTTGATCAAGTTCAAAAAGTGTAGCATAGTTACCTCCAAAATCCTTTTTGTCTTTTTTACGTTGCGCTAACCTTATGCGGCAACTTTCTGAACGGCGATCATCCACGGCTTCACCAAACGACCACCAACTCGGCGTCGAACATGGAATTCAACCACATTCGGACCAGTGTTGGAGTCCTGGAAACGCTGAATGGACATTCCCATTCGTTCGACAATCCAATATCCCTTCATATCACCGAAGAGGAGTGGATAGGTGTTGTTTGTTACCGACGGCATGACTTCACTCTCATAAACTTTTCGTTTCAAGAGTGTGTCCGTTTCTGTCAGGTCTGGGAAAATGAACTGACCGGTTGTACTCACGAAAGCTTCGATAAGACCGAATGAAGCGGATTCACCGATCCAAACGGCTGGCTTTCGATACTGAGTGAGAACACCCCTCTTCAACCTGCGAATACCCGCAACCGTTAGAAGAGCAGCATCTCCTGTCTTAACTTCTGTTAACCCTTCGGTATTGACTCCACCTGGGAGAATACCACGTGGGCGACCAACACCGTTACCGGTGATGAAAACATCATCTTCGTCCAAAGAAGCAACGTCGATAATGTCATCCAGGATGAGCTGAGTAAGGTTTGTAGCATCTTCAACCAGTGACTGAGATTGTGATACTTTATAGGTATAGATGTTAGCGTTCAACGTCTCCATACCAGTGGTCGGGGTTTTCAGATCGGGAGATTTCGTCTCGTTACCCCAGGCACCCCGTAGAGCACCACGATACCGAGAATCACCCCCCGTATAAGCCGGGACTTCGAGGGAGTTACCTGTTGCTAAAACAATGACTCGAGCACCAGCTTGGCGAACTGCAACCAGACCAGGGATTCGAGTAATAAACTCACGAAGAATGTTGGGCGGAACAGCTGCTCCACCTAACTCTTCATCAGCCTCGACCATGATCGCTTTCATCTCAGAGACTGAAACTCCCATCTTCACGGTCTCTAAAATATACTCGAGGGGGAAGATTTGATGACTAAGAGCTTTCTGAGACTCAGAGTCAATCTTTTCCCACCCGCGACGCAAGAACCGCCCGAACGCAACGTTCTGGTTGAGGACTTGCTGTCGGAAATTCTTACCAATTGCTTCCTCGAAAATGATCGCTTTGGAAGCATCATCATCACCAGCGAAACGAAGGTTGTAAATCGCCTTTGTTGCTGGTGAATCTTCTACCACTTCCGGGTCTGGATCGAGGTTAGGATCAGCCCCGAAATTGAATGGGGGTCGAGTTGCTGGGTCTTTGAGAACGTCTACAATGACCGCTTTGACCTGATCCACAGTTAGACCTGGAGTTGGAGTAGGCTCCACCGGAGGATCTTGGGGAGCGGGGGTTTGGTTCCCTTGAACAAGTGAAGTAGCTGTTGCAACCAGGGCAACCTGCTCGTCAGTCAAGGAGGGAACCAGGGCTTTAACCGTTGCTATGAGATCCATAGCCTTACCTCCTTTTGTAGTAAACATGATTGGTTGGATAGGGATGGTAGCCCCTTTGTCTGGTTCATCACTCTCTTCGCTAGAGCTGGGAACCTCTTGAGCTACTGGTAAATTAAGCGCTTTCAGCGCCTGAACCACATTGTTAGTGAGCATTCGCGGGTCAACGGGAGTGACTGTAAGAGTATCCCTGAATAACGGCCAACGAGTGATCTCCCCGTTAAGAGCTTTAGTAGCTCCTCGAGGGATAGCTTGAGATGAAGAACCTACAAGACCTGCTCGAATAAGAGTCTCAAGCCATTTCATATACGTATGTCGACGATTTAGAACTCGTTGAACTAGAAGACCAACCTCGTCGATTTTAGCTGTCTTCCAATCAACCCACCCAAATATCTCATCAGGTGAATTTCCAATATGTTCGGGATCCTCTCCATGTTCCCAATTGACTCCGATTCGATTCGATTTCGTGAACTCGGATTCAAAATCTGTATTCTGAGTAAAAAATTCTCGAGTCAAATCCTTCTCTTCGGGAGAACCCCAGAGAACTAAGTGATTTTCGATTGTGAGTGTATCATCGTCCTCACTTATAGCTTTGAACGTATCTCCCCCATGTGCCTTGCTGGGGCTGGCTTCGGATGCATGAATTGCAGCGATCTGTTCATTAGCCTCTTCTTCAGTTTTATGACAACCGAGAGACTCTCCAACAGCTTCGCCATCTGGTCCTTTCTTGTAAACGCAAATTTCCTCGCCTTTACGTTTTTTCGTATATGGCATATCTCACTTCCTCCTTTGAAGCAATGTGCTTATAACATCTTCCAAGAGTCTTGGAAGTAGAGCTTCCATTTCTTTGACGATTTTTCCTGTATAGTCCCTAGCAGTAATTCCTCGATGATGGACTTCTCTAGGATATACGTAAAATCCAGCGCCACCCATAAACTTCATTCGAGAATCGAAGGTTGATCGAACGGAGATGAACTGACCTGCTTTCCTCGTTCGATAGGGACTCCACTGCCCAACGATACGCCAGTGTGCTCCACGAGCGAATCCTGTTGGTCGAACCATGGGTGATCTTGCACGAATTATATGAGCTTTTGCTCCTGTTTGATCGAGCATCTTGAAAACCCAACTATCCGTAACTACTGAGAATGATGACTTTTGAACAGAAGCTCTAAATGTAGGCTTCGTTCTCCAACTTCTAACGATCTCTTGATACTTAGTCAGAGCTTCTCCTGAAGCCTTCTTGGCAGTAGTGTTCATCACCTTCTGAGCCTGTTCAGGGGAGAGATCCATAGCTAATTGCTGAAGCTCAAGAGTATCAACTTGCATATTCAACATAGACATCCTGTAAAGTATCGAAAAATTGAGTAACTGCTGCTTTCTGAGAGTCTACGGGGAGTCCCTCGAAAAACCTCAGATTTTTGTTGATCAATTCGATCACCTCCAAGGAGACTGAGGACGCAAGAAACGGAACGTTCGGGGACTCCCCTTTTTTAATCGCATTCAGCGCTTTTCGTTGCCATGCTTTAACTTCGTTCTCAACAGCTTGTAATTGCGTTTGTCGCCTTTGTCGATCCTCGATCTGCATATTTTCAGGAACCACACCCGGTTTCGTAGTATTCCCACCGTAGAGTTTCTCCCCTTGCCCATTCGGGAGAGAGGGTAACTGCCAGTACCGGGATCGTGTTTCATCGATTGTTAAAGCTCCCTTCGATCGATCGAGTTCGAGCATCTCGATTTCTCGAGTACCTGGTCTAATTTCTCCATAAGAAGCTTCTAGATTCTCGTCATAATGGGGGTGAATAATCGACGAGGTAACCTCTTCTGCAATAGGGATTAACGTTCTCGCATTTACTGTTTCTTTGAAAATTCTTATCCCTGTTCTACTATTCGCTTCAGTAGCTTCTGCTTGAGTCATTCCTTCGGGAATCCCATAGATTTCGAAGATTTCTTTCCGAGTAAACTTCCTGCCTAGAAGGAAATCCATCTCTTGAGGGTTCCACCCGAGTTTTTCAACTGATAAACCCATAGCTGTCGTGATTAACGTCTTCCTCTTGCCAGCTCCATAACTTTCTCGAAGATCCCTCTTCATTTCGAGAATGTCTGCAGGATTGACTCTCACTCTTTGAGGACCCGAACCGGGACTCACGTTAATCACGGCGGAGGGCATAACATTATCGTCCTTGAAGAACGATTTAGCCCAATCAGCCATTGCTCGGTCAGTTTCTGAAGGAACTTGTGCAGCAACGAGTTCACTCAACCCCAAAAACACGTTAAACGGGTTGGGAATGTTAAAGAAATGAGTAATAAGGTTGGGAGGGATACGAAACTTCCTCCCTAACGCAGAATATTCATACGCTTCGAGAAATTGTCCGTTTATATCAGGGATAGGAATGACATCGGCAGCAGGCAAAGGCCAAATCTCGACTAACTTGTTTCCCTCCAAAACTTTGAACCAATAAGCATTTCCGTTGAGTTTCATCCATAAAACCGTGTAAAACCATAGAAAAGATCGATTCATATACTCGTTTGGCTGCTTCAAAAGCTTGGTAAAATCGTGATTCTTTACGATTGTAACTGAATCCCCTTGATCTTGAACGACGTAAAGCTTGTTCGCGGAGACCTCACCAGCAATGTATAAAATAGCAGAAAACACCCAAGAGTTAACTAGAGCACGTCTTTCAATATAATCGTCTTCAGTTGCTGTAGATGGGAGATCCGCAGCATACTTCTGACCCATAGCTCCTAGTAGTGGACTAGTCTGTTTCGTCATTACAGCCTTATTATAAGCTGCAACGAAATCTCCCACTCCCGTCCCTAAACGATCAAACAGTCCCATGATAAATTGATTCTCCTATCGTTTCTACACCGCCATACGCTAGAATCACTGCATCTGCACGGTTCGTGGATCGACCTAGACGTTTGTGAATCTCTTCTTTACTTTCAACTAAGATCCCCCGACTCGTTAACTTCCATCGAGGACTAACTAACTCTTGACGAAGAAACTCGTCTTCCGGTAATCGAAGATTCATTCCCGAGGTCGGATCGAGAGCTTCTCGAAACTTCCACCAATATTCAGCTCGTTGATTGTAAAATCCAAGCCGACCTGAGTTATCCACTTCACCCGAAGCTTCAGCAAAGTTGATTCCATATACGAAAGGAAGAGTATAAACAAGGATATCATACGCTGAGCTTCCCCACCCGATCAAGTCGATCATGAGATTGGGCTCGCCACCATAGGCGTCTAAAACATCGAGTACAAAAGTGGCCATCATCGGGCCATCGAGGATCTCTATTCCAGGACGCACGAATAAATCGTCAAAGTAATTCACTCCTAACAAAGAAGCGACTACACCATCATCTCGACCACCTCGAGCTGGGTCTACCCCGAGAGAAGTAGTCATCTCGGGCTTCTCAACATCACGAATCATTGCTGCATCGACCCATCTTGAAGGAATCACTTGCCAAGGATCTTCAGTCGTCGATACGAAGAACTTGCCCTCGAGGAAAAGGGACCTGAGTGGCTCCGGTAATGCTTGTAGAGTTGAGCCATATCCGGTTTCAACCATGGCGGGATTATCCGTCCACTTAGCGGGAATGAATGTTCTGGACTTCGGCCAGAGGGTCATTCCCTTGTGAGTAAACGTTTTTCCGTCTTTAACTTCGGTGTCAATCCCGTCAATCATAGTAAACCATCGTAATTCACCGGGTAGTGCAGGGTTTGAATATTTCTCATTTAGCCAAGGTCGCCATCGATGAATGACCCATTGTCCTTCGTCGGTTACGGGTGGATTCGACGCTCCAATAATTCGGACTCGTTGATGTGGATTAGACGTGCGAGACCAGGCAGTGATAAATTGGTACTGGCTCTCCCGAAAGTCTGACAGTTCATCAAAGAACTTACCATCATGGGGTCGTCCTTTGTATTTTTCTTTATCTTTTTCGAACTGAACGGCTCCAAACTCGAGACGTCGACTTCCTGGGATGTCCCTCCAAGCATTGTCTTGTCCGTTGAATTTAGCACCCGTACCGTCCAGTAACTCGTGGGATCTAAGTAGGATCTCCGCCAGTTGGCCATATTCTCTCCGGAAAATGATAGACTTCGAATGAGCTGTAATAGCGAGTCCCAGCAGAAGGTCTGTTTTACCTCCTCCTGCTGCTCCTCCATACAAAAGCTCGTCTGCTTCCGAGAAATAACCGAGCGTTTGTTGAATGGAATTAGGAGTCCACAGAGGACTCACTGTTATGAGTCTGGATATCTCTTCGAGCTCGAGCGGAGTCAAGTAAGGTAGCAACTCGTGTACTTCGTCGCTCGAGAGATTCCACGTCATCTGGGTCTGGATCAATTTCTAGCACCCTCTCTGTCCATAACGCATGGAATTTACCAAGTTGAGCTAAAGCAGCTTGAGAGTCGTACAAAACGACTCGCCAGCCATTCGATGTTGGAATTAGTTCTTTCACGATTGAAAGTAGTCCGTACTTTTTGGCTGTTCTTAGATCTAAAAGAGGCTGTCCATTAGCATCGATAGTATAAAAGTCTTCTATAGTTCCTCGAGCTTGTAGAGCTAATCGATAGAGAACTTCGTCAGCGCTCATTTGAGCCTCGAGGACACGGAGATGAATATATTCTTGAACTCGAGGTTTCCCTAGTTGCTGCCATGCTTGAATGCTGAGTTGATGTTCGTCCCCAGCGAGTCCAGCGAGTTCAGCAGAACGTTTCCCATTCCAAGTTTTGAGATATGTTTCACAAAAGAGGTACTCGAAATCGAGGAGCGAATCGCGGAGTTGGCTGAGACGTTCCGTGATCTTTTGTAGATCACCTCGAATCGAGGTTAGATTAGTATTAGCATCCATTCTAGCTTCCTTTGTTTGGGTGAGCGTATAACCTTATTATATAATAGTATGGAGGGCGAATCAAGGGTAGAACAAAAGTGGGTTTCATGGTCAGGGAAGCGCGTTTCTAATACTTCAGATTAAGCGAACGTGCGAGCGTTTGTTAGCGAATTGGAGATTTTGTCGAGCTCAGTGATATCCGTGCTATAAACTATGCATCAAATTCTAATCATCTACTTAGCCTAGATTAGGGTAGTCCTTATCTTCATCGGTTATACTGGTTATAAGGAAGCCCAATAACAAACGAATCGAAAAGGAGATTCAAATGACCGAGATAGAAAAGTTGACCAAAAAAGTTGAAGAGTTGGAAAACGAGATTGACCGATTGAAGGGGATAAAGGCGAAAGTTGGAGATCGAGTAGTAGTAAAGGGGTTGAGCAGTTGGGAAGGTTGGCAAGGGGAATTGGTTATGATCGATGAAGAAAACGGTAAAGGGCACGTAAGAATCTACCGGAGCAAGAGTAACCGATTTGAAGATTGTCCGACCGACCTTTTTAGGATCGAAAAAGCTCCAGCACCGATTTCGAAGTAATCGAAATCGAAACAAACAAAAGGACTTCCTGAGGGGGAAATTCTTTTGTCTGTTTGAAAACGAACGCGGATCGGGACGTGCAGCGCGCTCCGGTTAACACACTCGCACTACAGTTAACACACTCGCACTACAGTTAACGGAAACGTCCCCGATCAACGTCATCCCTCTCCTGTTAACGTGAGTCGCGTAGGTTAATACTAAATTAGACTAATCGAACACTATTGACCTTCTTTAGGAAGTTCATTATAATATAGATAATACCAAACCAAATCTTTTTTTAGCAAAGGAGACTAGAACAATGAACGGAGACACAAAGTGCATACAATCCAACGGTCGTGGGAGCATGCAGGAGTACACGATCGAAGGCTGCCCAAAGTTGATGTTGATTTACGATCGAGAAACCAACCCTGAGTATCCGTGGACCATCGGACCGCTCGATGACAACGGGAGATACATGAGTGGGTACACAACCTCGTACATCGAGAAAGCAGATGCTGTTCAAGGTGCACTCGACGGTACCTGGAAGATCTGGTAGAAGTAGAAACAATGTCAGGCGTAATCGATCGAAACGGACAGCCATGGGAACATTGCAACGAATGTACGGAGTTCGTGAGGATAGAAGAACTTCGGTA